TGAGTCTTTGCTAAGACGTTTTTCATGAAGATTCCTTAGCCGAAATCCAAACATTCATGTTTCCTGTGCTTGAGCTTGCGGTATAGGAAAACCTCACCATTGGAGCGCTTGTTGCTGAGATATCGATAATATAGTTTGAAGGATTATTATTAATGGTAATTTTATTGGCTGAGGGAGCGGTAAAATTAACGCCATCATTTGAATACTGAAGTTCAGCAGATCCTACAGCAGCGCCACTCCAAGTGACTTGTAAAAAGATGCGATCATAAAATTGAGTATTAATCACGCTTGAAACAAAACTACCTGTCATGCTCTGATTGGTGATGATTTGTGTTGGGGGTAAAATTTTCCTAGACATATCTAGCCTCTTTCAAAAGTTGTATTTACGTTTAGTTTTTAGTCACCTGATGAAGTTCTCTTGCTTGTAAAGCCGTTTGATTTTGTACCGGGTATTTCCCTAAAGCTTTAAGTCCCCCTTGAGTAGGCTTTTGAATTTGCTGTTTTTCTTCCTGAGTCAAAGATGCTAAAGGCCCAAAGGACTGCTGATTCATAAAGACGCTTTGTGGAGTGATACTTGAATCAAGGGGCATCTCTAAATACTTAGAAAGTGAAAGTCTTAACTTATAAGGGATTAACTTTTCTTTCTCCTTTTGATCCATCACCTGATTCACTAAAGCTTGAGCCGAAGTTTGATAAAACCCAGGATACATCTTTTTGATAATTTCACGGTCTTGGTCAGTAATGGTAGAATCTTTGATATAATTAAAGATCCTTAAAGGTTGATTCATGAGACCTAGTTTTCTCTGATATTCTGCTACTTTTTCTTTAGATGGCATGACACTTTCATCTAAGATCAAATTTGAATCAGGGTAAGGTTTTCCTTCTTGGTAGATATCAAGAGCGCTTCCTGCTAAAGATCCAATTTCAATTCCAACATCTGGAAGATAATGAGTGAGATTCTCAGACTTATCTAAAAAGCTTTCAGGACTACTTTTCATTTTCTGAAGATCACGTTCAGTTTTTTTAAATTCGTTTTCTGTAGCTTGAGAGACAATCACTCCAGTTCCGCCTTTAAATAAGTCCTTTGACGCATTGATAATCTTATTTTGTCCTTTAGTAGCTGAAGTAATAAATTCAGACATCGCTTTAAAAGCAGCTGAATTAACGGGTTGATCACTTCCTAGAAATTTAAGTAAAGCTACTTTTGCGTAATCAGGTCCTTCAGTTCCTACAAGTTTAGCAAGCTTTGCAGTGACATATCCGGATCCTAAACCATGACCTGTTAACCATGAAATCACTGCTAAAACCTCAGCAGGAGTATTTTTCATGAGTTTTTGAATCATCCCTGCAGACCCACTTGGATTAGCATTAGAAGGAACCTTATTAACGAGCTCCTGAATTGCTTTTAGTCTCTGACTTTGTGTTACCCCTTGAGAGACTTCTTTATTTAAGACGAAATCTCTTATTTCAGGTGTCCAGCCATCAAATACTTTATTAAAAAACTTCTTAGGACTTAAAAGCTCTTCAGTATCTGTTTTGGCATACTTCAAAGCTTGCTGGATATAGGATTCTTTTACTAGTTCCGACGAAGAAGGAAACTCCATTGATAGCTTTTCTAAAAAAGCAGCATTGTCTTTAGGAGAGACTCTTTTAAAAACTTCTTCTCCTGTTAGCTCTTTAAATTTAGAAATAAAAGATTTAATTCCGGAATGCTTTCCAACCCTGAATTCTTCATTTAAAGTCTGAGTTAATTTCTTCAGTTCTGCATAATAAGCATTCGCTTTTTTTAACTGTTCTGAAAGTAAAGGTGCTTCTTTATCTACCACTCTGGTTAAGACATTTTGATAAGCATCTTCTACTGCTGATTTCAATTTCCCTCCTACAAACCAAAGCTCAGGAGTATTTCTTCCTAACGTCCTATTTCCGATATTTGAAGCTAATTTCTTTAAATCATCAGCAGTTTTTTGAAGCTTAATGTCTGGCAGATAATCATTAATCACTTTTTGTTCTTGAGAGCTTGAAATTTTATTCCATCCATTTTCTTCTGAAATCTCACCAAACTTTCTTTCTAAATCCCTGAGTGGAGATTCAATCACCTGTCCATAAGGACCAATAGTTTCAGGAATAATAATATTAGGAAGAGCTTCATTAATGGGTTTATATAAAAGATCACTTTTATCTTTGAGAGCCTCAAGCTCTCTTACCATTCGCTCTTTGATGGCGTTTCCAGCGTCATTGACTGAAAATTCATGTAAAGATGTTAAAAAAGCTTCATCCTTATTGATTGTTTTTAAAATCTCTTTGACTGTTTCTTTAGTAAACTCTTTTGATTCATCTTGGAGTTTCTTTGCTCCGATAGTATCTCCATGCATCATGGTCTGATACCATCTTTTGAAAGTGGGATTTCCTTCTAGTACGGCTTTCATCTCAGGAGCAATATCCATCCCGGAGCTTCTAATAAGTGGCTCAATAGCGCTTTCAACTCCATTGGCTTTATCTTTAAAAGCGCCTAGAACGTCGCCTAATAGCTTTTCATTAGCACTTGACCATAAAGGATGAGCTGCTCCAACAGCACCTGAAAGTGTTCCTGTTAAGATCCCGGTCATCCCCATATGGGCTGCAGCACTGCCTAAAGTCTGTCCAGGAGTTCCAGACATGGCTTTTGACACTTCATCAGTGCCTGCCATTAAAGCGCCTTCTACAGCTCCTTTAACGGCATAAGAGCCTAACTTATTAATATATCCTGCGCCCTTTGCTCCTAACCCTAAAGCTTTAGCAGCCCCTGCTCCTGCTTTGGTAATAAGTCCAGGAGCGCCATAAGGAGTTAAGTAGGGGAGAGCCTCTCCGGCAAGAGATTTACCCGGATGGTGTTCTTCTCTTTTTTTAATCGATTCAGGAGTATCCCCCGCCGCTATTTGAAGACCGGTGGATAAGCCTCCGGATAAAGATTTGGCGGCTCCTTGTAAAAAGGCCTTAGCTCCTTCTTCGGGAGTTTCATATTTGGCATAATCTAAAAGCTTTTCATAATCTTTTTCAGAAGGAGGTTGATAGCCTTCTGACATGATTTGATGAGATTCATTTGCCGGACCTGATATGATTTTTCCTTCAGGAGATCTGAAATAAAGCTCATGAGTTCCTTCAGACAACGCTCGTCTTGCTTCTTCTTCTGGAAGACTCTCTGCTTGGCCAGTTTTTTTACTGTAGATGGTTACCATATTTATTTTTTATGAGGCCTTCTATATTGAGGAAAATTTGACTTAACATTAAATTCTTTAAGTCTGCTACCTCCCAGTTTCATTTTAATAAGCTCTTCCACTTGGTCTCTTTTAAATTGATAACTTTCAGGATCATCGGTTAAAGAAGAAAACAAATCTTGCATTTTATGAAACTCAAATTCTGTAAATTTATTTGCTAATTCGCGACTCAATATAGAAGCGAGTGCTGTTTGAGCAGCATTTAATCTTGATTTAACTTGGAAAGGTTCTAATGTTCTTCTTCCAATAGTATTTAATTCATTAATCTCATCCATTTTTCTTAATATATAATTATTAGCTTTAATTATCTTTTCGTTTTCTTCAGCTTCTTTAAAAGCTTCCTTCTGGTGCTCTTTTGGAACTTTTGCATATATGCCGTTTGGATCCATGGATTGCATCTGTTGCATTTGTTGTTGAGCTTTGGCTAACTGTTCCACCTCTTTAACAGCAATTCCTTGGAGCATCCCGTGAACCTCTTGATCCACTTTTCCAGATAATTCAAGAGCTCTTTGTTTTTTCTGAGGATCCTGAATTTGATTAGCTTTGCCTTTCATATACTCAGAAACGCTAGCTAGTTGCATAGCGCCTAACATTTCTTTAGCAGCAGGTAAATTTCCAATGAACTTAACATAATCGTCAAGCATGTTTTTTCTTTTACCAAGTTCTGATTCCTGAGCAGCGATATTTTGCTTGATCCTATTTTCAATCATCTTAACTGCCGTGCTTTCAATCCCTGCCATTGCAGCTCCACCGCCGCTAATAATCATCCCAATATTCATTAAGATTTTATCGCCTAGATTCATCTTTTTCATATAGGCTTCAGGATCAATCTTATAATTATGATAAGAATCTTGGAGATGCTTCCATTCTCCGACTAATGTTTTTAAAACTTCTTCTTTCCTAGCAACCATCTGATTAATATCAATTTGAGGTTGCATCTGTTGAACGTGGTTATTTTGATTACCTGTACCGTAATAATCCTTCATGAAAGACTCAGAAGGACCTTTTTGAGATTCTTGAGTATTTTGATTTTGACCCTGTTTTACAACATCATATGGACCTGATATTGAGCTTAGAACTTGAGGTTCAGGTTCTCTTTGACCTTCTTGAATTAAAAAAGATTTATTTGGATCATTTTGACTTTGAGTCACAACATCATAGGGTCCTGAAATAGAACTTTCAGAAGGAATAATTTCTTGTCTAACCTCTCTTATTTCAGGTTCATGCTCTCTACGCTCATCTTCCATCCTGCTTGACCGAGGCGCTTCTTCGTATCTGTCAATCTCTAAAACGGGATCTCTTGATGAACTTTCTTCTAAATCAATTTCAAGTCCCGGAATCCTTCCCCCTCTTTTCATGTGAAGAGGAAGAGCTGAAAGCTTCTTTCTCATAGGATAAGATAGAGCTTTTTTTGCAATCCTAATCTCATGACCATCATGATGCTTTAAAACTGCTATCTTTTCGTCTTCCTTGACTTTCTTATACCCACTGAAATTCATTTTCAGCCTCTCGTATTTTTTAAGACTGTTTTTTTTCGCGCATCATAATCGCTTCTACAAATCGTTTTGCCTTTTCTGCAGCATCTTTTGATTGAGTAATTGAATTTGGAATAATGATTTCACCCGGAGATGCCATGATAGGAACCCGGTCATTTCTGTAATCATTTCCACGATATTCTGGAGTTCCACCTATCTTACCGCCGTCGAAAGCCATTTGTTTCGTTTGTGATGGATGACTATATTCTGACAAGAAAGAATGGACAAAAGACATCATCGGAGTAAATTGATGAACTTTTTGATAATCTCCTTCAAGACCTGCCATGCTGTCTTTTTGGACCATATTTTTAGCCAGGTTTTGAGGATTTTTAGAATCCATTTCAGGAGTTTTTAACTGATCAAATTCAGAAGGCATCTGATCAGCTCCTACCGATCCTCCATCCCAATATCCCACTCTCCCACCATGAGCGGCCATAGCAGCTCCGGCGACAGCAGATCCTGCCTTATCAAATAATCCTCCCCACATACGCCCTTGAGCAGCGGCATTTACTTGTCCAATTCCAGCATTCGCATTATTCACATTCGATTGCATATTTACTAATGCTTCATTTCTGGCCATTTCTTGTGCCAGCTGATTCCTCTGTTGATTGGCAAATAAGTTTTGTTTAGTATTGTACATATTCATATTATTGCCTGTGATGTTCTGGAGTCCTTGACCCTGCATCCCAGCAATTTGACCAGCCATCTGTCCTTGGGCACCTAAGGTATTGCCCATCATCCCTTGCTGACCTTGAAGCGCTTGAAGTGCAGCTAGGCGCTGTTGAGAATTCATGGTAGCCGCTTGTCCTGCCGCCTGTTGTTGAATCATGGAGCCTTGTTGAGCAGCTTGCCTGGCTAAAAGCGCAGGGTTTCCACCTGCGCCTCTTTGAGACGCCATCATGGCTCTTTGGTTTAGGACATTCTGACGGGTGGCTTGATTAAGCATGTCTTGAGACGGATTAGGACCTTGTCCATTAGCTTGCGCCTGGAGCTGATTTGCTAACCCTTGCTGCTGGCCATAGAGGCCGCCTAGGTTCTGTAAAGCAGATCCCCATTGATCAATGGAATTAGCCCTTTGGAGGGCGTCTACGAATCTTTGCTGATTGCCTATAGAATCACCCACCCCGTAGCCGGATAGCAGGACATCATTAGCTGCTACACCTGGAATAGCAGATCTTAAATCAGTCATTGGAGCTAGGTTTTGTCCGGTCTCAGGATTGATATAGCTTGCTTTAAACCCAGAGCCATTGGCGGGATCAAAAGTCCCTGAAAAAGATCTACCTACTCCTTTTCCTATACCCCCAAAAAAATTACCAACCCCAGATACTGCGTCTTTTACAAAACCCATCACTAAACCCCTTCCTTGGGATTAAATCTCTCTACAAATGACCTTATGTTTTGTTTCTGAAAAGCCAAATTCTTTTGATAGATCAATGACTCTTTCTGAATCCGTGAAAGATATGATCTGTTTTATATTTAAAGCCTGACAAATCTGAAGAAGCCTAGATACCGCGATTCTAACAGCCTGATTCCTGATCTCAAATGGAAGATTTGGATCACTGGTTAATCCATCAATCATCCCGATTCCATTTTCACAATTTCTTAAAAAGATTATGGCTGCAGGGACTTTGTCATAAAAACAAACCAGTCCCAGACTGGGTAAATTTTCTGCTCGAGAAGGATCATAAGAGCGCTCCTTTAGCCACGTCTCAAGATACTCTCTATGTTCACTTTCAATAAAAGGACCGGTAACAAACTTACCCGGTTTGTGTTGATGCGCCTGTTCTGAGTCTTGCATAACCTGATTTTATTCCTACAACGATATTAAGTGATGAAATCGTTAACCCAGCTCCTGGATCATAAGCCAATCCCGGATAGGGAACTTCTGTGACTGTAATTTGAAAGGACTGACACTTTTGCCTTTGGAAAAAGACTCTCCATTGCTCAACCGTTCCATCGCCTCCCCAAGGACTGCTTGATCCCCAAACAGGATCCTCTCCATAAACTAAGTTTTGTTGAATAGGAGTGATGAGTTCAGCTTGAACAGGAGATGGATTATAGTCATAAGCAATCTGCACATAAAGCTTATGAGGAGACTGATAATTGGCTAAAATATACATGTAATAGGCTCTTTGAAATCCTTGGATGCCAGCCGCGTTTATCCAACCGGTTTGGAACTTCATGTAAACTGCTTTACCAGCGTCATGATAAGAGCCTAAAGTCTCTTGTCTTACAGTACCGTCAGCTAATAAAAGAGTTTGCAGCCCATTGATATTCTCAGTGCAAATCGCTTTATTATCTTCAAACGTAGTCCATTGATTATAGAAGTAGTCGTAAACTAAGATGGTTCCGTCGTCTAATGAGAAGCGCACCTCATTTTGACGTGGAATATTAATAGAAGTTACTACTTGTCTATCTTTATAATCATCCACATCTGCGCCAATAAACATGGTAATGAGATCACGTCTCAAGATCCAGATGCCGTTTCCTTCTGATTCAAACATAAGACCTGTAGGAATAGGAACAATACTTAACTGATTGGTGCATCCCACTGGTGAAGTGATTGGAAGAGGTTCTGAGAAATCATTATTTGCGCCAGTATTATCTGGTCCATTTCCATAAAGATAGCAAAAGGCGCCGTTTGATTTTCCTAAGATGATTTTATCATCCATGGAAGTGATTGTGACATTATCTCCTGCGACGTCTTGTCCAGAGATGACAGGACCCGTGTATATTGTTAATACATCCGAAAATTCCACGGGTGTATTTTGAAGTACTGATTTTGAAAACCAGATTTGATTTGGATATTCGGAAGGAATGATAAACATTCTTGACTTATAAATCGTGGCTGATTTACAAGCGGGAGGACCTATATTTTCGACTTCTCCTCCGTAAGTATATAAAATTGTTTCTCCTGCAATATCACTGTCTATTAAAGTATCTACAAAAGTTGCCGTATTAGTTCTTGTATTATTTACAATTAAATTACTTCCGCTATTTACGCAATAAGGTATTGGTTGATTGACGGAAGTTCTATAGATAACAATGTATACAGGATAAGGACTTACTTTGTAAGTCACTCTTAAATTTGAAACAGTAATCGTATTTTTATTGGTTGAAGTTCCGGCAGGAACAACAATACTGATTGGTAAGGATGGAGCACTTCTATGTATATTTCCTTGAGCATCACTCCATTCATAAGTGACATAATAAGTATAAGTTCCTTGAGTAATGGAGCCTCCAGTAGTAGCAGTAACGACCTTGACGTAATCAGGATATAAATGAAATCCCAATTCTACTGGGAAAGTTCCATCGTACATCCACAAAATTCCACTAGTTATATGAAGGCAATTAGCTATTTCATAACTTGGAACTTCTGACGTTGAATAATTTATAAGTGCTAGGTTTGCTTGAGAAACTAATCCATTTGTCTGATATTGAAAAAGATAAGGACAATAGGCATTATTTCCTATTACCGGTACTACTGGAAGAAGGCTATTTGGAAAGAAATTCCCGTAAGCCAATTTCGCTAAAACGTCTCCTAAATAATCTAAAATAAAAAGAGTCTTTTGTGGATCATTTTGAAAATAAGCAGCAACAAAAACTTTATACTGTACATAACCTAACTCTAAGGGAAAACCAGACAATGGCTCTACGATAATATTTGGGACAACAAAAGCATTTGAAGCTAATGCTAATCCATAGGCAATTACCCGTCCTGCGCTCAGAGCTTGACCTGTAACATAAATGGAAAATACGCAAATATAATTACTAACTATTGTTCCATCATAAGTATCTGCAATTTCAAAAAAAATGAAATTTTGGTTTCTGTCTACCGAAGAAGTAAATTGTTTTATATTACTTACTACTGCTAATGTATCGGTTATCGCCGTTGGGGCTAGTACTTGAATTAATGCCGAATTATAGGCACTTGTGAAAAGATTGTTACTAGAAGTCGATGAATTAAAAGCAATATAATTGATCCAAATAATTGGTTGCTGTCCAGATACATCTGCACACATTTTAATAACATCTTGAGATGTTAAACTTCCGGCTAATGGAGTGACATTAATAGGTACACTAGTTGATAAAACGATAGATGAACTTAATGTCTGAAAATTCATGTATCCGTTAGGTGCAAATGTATATACGAAATATAAATAATTATTTGCAACACATCCCGAAAAATAACTTCCAGAACCTACATTACTGGCTAAAAGTTTATATCCTGTATTATTTCCTTGTTGAGAAGAAATCAATGTTTGAGCTGATACAGTTAGACAGTACCAATAATAAAGTCCTCCGGTTGTATAATTAAAAGGAATAAAGAAAAAATTACCTACTGCATATACATAGGCTGTATCTATAGGATAACCGAATACCGGATTTCCGATTATTGTTAAATCAACTAATATTTGACCGCTAGTCGTATCTACTATTTGATAATAAAGTGTTCCATCGTTATCTTTTATGATGCTGCAACAAATCAAATTACTAGAAACATCTGAAAATACTGTTTTAACTCCCGTTTCAGATCTACCTAGTTCTTTAACAGAAAAATTTACCGTCCTAATATAACCTTTGTCGATCCATATATTACTTTTTTCATCATAAACTTGCAGACTATTTCCGATTGCAATCAAATCACCTTTATAGCTCGTTATTGTGGTGTAAGACTTGTCTGGAAGTGGTTCAAGAGCACCATATCCATTTCTTTTGGTTAATCGTCCTGATTTATCAAATACACTGTTTTCTAATATCAAAAAGCGCCCAGAAGATAGCTGCCAGGGATCTGTCTTAAGATCAAGTCCTTGAGAGAAGTTAATATTAATAACTTGTTTGTTAAGCGCCATTCACTAGTTTCCTAAAGTTCATAAACTATAAAACGATAATAGTTTATGTCGATATAAAGCCCTGTAGCATCCCCTGTAATAGAAGCTTGTAAATAATAAGTGTGAGTTCCGGCTGAAGGAGGTACATCGACCCAAATCCAAGAGTAACTCCAAGAAGTATGGTAACCCAAATTGCTAGAAGCAATACCTTCTGCCGTAATATAAGAGCCTATTGGAGTAGTATCTCTTAATACTTGAAGCTCCAAATTAACATTACCCCCAAGTTGAGAAAGATCACCCCATTCGATATTTCCAGGAAATCCAGTTCCGGACGGATAACAACACATAATGCACATGACGGGTCTATTTCCTGAAGTGACAATTGTGCCACTTGCTATGTTTGTATAAGTAGTGGCTGTGAAATTATCTAATATGATATCAGCACTGGCCATCACGTTGCCTAAAGTGGCTGAAGTGCCGAGTGAGCTTGCCTGAAGTTTATCTTGAGTCACTGAGGTTGAAGCAAGTTGTGTGGTCCCCACATTTCCAGCCAGAATATTAGATGACTGAACACAGTTTGCAGCTAATTGTGAATTTGTGATTGTGTTAAGAGCCATCTTAGTGGCTGTCACGCTTTGATCTTGGTAATTTGAAGTCTGAATTGTGTTGGTTCCGATATTAGTACTTACAACGGCACCTGCTTGAATTGCACCTGTTGCAATCGAGTTAGCAGCAATAGCAACAGAGGTGACTGATCCAATTCCTAATGCGGCTGAAGTTACTGATCCAGATCCAAGAGCGCTTGCAGTTACAGCGCCAGTTGCAATGGTAGCTGCAGTTACAGCTCCTGTAGCAATAGTTCCTGTCGTAACTGCACCCCCACCTAATTTACCAGCTATGACAGATGCGGTACCCAGCTGTGTAGAAGTGATTCCACCGGCTGGAACTCCTATTACGTTTGAGCTAATGGTAATTGTGCTTCCATCGACAGTATAAGGAGCTGCCATATTGCCCAAATTATCAAGCGTCATGATTTTCTGAGAAGATGGAAGTGTTGGAAATGTGATCGGATAATTTGCCCCCATGGAAGCAGGAGGAGAAAGAGTTAATCCATAAGAGCTCGCAGCTGAGTTTCTTAAAATGACGTTTCGTACGTCTAAGCTTGCTGCAACGTTTGCATTGGATTGGAATATGAATGTGCTAGAAACGGCAACATAAGAAGCAGATGCCGGTGATGTTAATCCTCCTATAGTACCAGTAGCACCAGCTATAGATCCGTTATCAGTTATTTGAACCGGGTTATTATTACCGTCTGTATAATAAAGCTCAGGACCGACTGAATAAATACAACATAAATCAGAACCCCCGATTAGGGTTGATGTCTGAGGATAGAATCTAACAGTTCTAGGTTCAGTTATATTGTAATTATTAATATCAAAGTCTGAATTAATATTGATGCCCGCAGGTGTAATTTGGACCCCATAACCGCTGCTATGATCGTGTGAATCAATCACATCCATGCAATCATTGATATCATCAGCGTAAGATGGTCCAGTTGTGGTTCCCACAGCGGGAACTGGAAGATTCATATTTGGAGTAAATGTTTCACCTGCCATAAGTTCCCTCTCTTAGAAGACAAAAATATCAACTGATACAGTAAAACTAGTATTAAGAATTAAAGTTAAGTTTGGAGTCGTGTTTTTATCTTGACCATCATAAATAGAAGCGAAATGGAGACTGTCAGTAGATGGTCTTTGCCGAGTTAAAAACCATCCTTGAAGATTTCTTCCAAGAAGATGATTAATCACATTAGGAGTTCCAGCGGTCAGAGTGATCTGTTTCAGAAAGTTTCCGTTCACAAATGGGCTAGCAACTACCGGATTTAACTGTTGCGCCCAAGCTGTCTGAAAGAAGCTAAACTCCATGAGATCTGTCTTATAAATAGGGAGACTCATTTAGAATCCACCCCAGCTTCCATTACTCCATCCGTCTCCATTGCTTCCCCAGTTATTAAAAGAAAGTCTGGTATTAGCAACTGTGGCAGGCTGTCCTGCGTCTCTATTCTGAGCGGTGGATTCAATACGGTCCTTTAAAAATAAAAGCTCAGCATCAAGCTTAGTCGTATCTGATTCTTCTTTATCAAGAGCATATTTAGCAGCTCTGGCTATTACATATTGAGTCCAACCACTAACGCCATCCATGATATCAGTATCTTGTAAAAGCTGAGTAAGCCTAGGCGCATACCAAAGGCGAAATTGCTGCCCTCCTGGAGGGATAGGAATAAGAAAAATAGTATTTCCGATGATTTCATACCTTGGGTTAAACACTCCTAATGCAGTCGTTTGAAGTTGTGGATAAACATAAGAGTTTCTATCAATAAAATTAAATTGTTTTAGACTGATCCACGCAGTAGCTCCTGTGCCTAATGATAGATCTACTCCTAAAAGCTTATAAAAGTCATTAGGTAGGTCAAACTGTTGATTCACTCCATCAGCTGTGAATGTATAAGGGGCCTGAACGGCGTAGTATTCATAGGTCTTAATCAGTAAATCGTAAAGCTCATAGTAAGCCTGATTAATAAATGAGTTCCATTCTGGAAGACTCACGAACTGAGAGTTCACCATGTCTGCTCTTTGCTGGCACATGAGTCTGAGATTACCCAGCGGAAGCTGACCTTCATTAGCAGCAATGATGCTTTGAGGAGCACTGTAGCCACTAGTGCCTGTAGAATTCACACTTGCTACTTGGTAATAATACTGAACCCCTACAGTAATAGATGAATCTAAATATTGGGTCGCAGTAGGAGATCCAACAGTTGTGAAATTAATCCCATCAGTGGATCTTTGAACGCTGTAGCTAGTAGCGCCTAAGCTGATTGACCAAGAAATTAAGATCTTTCCGTTTCCTGCTTGCACATAGACGTTTTGAGGTACTAAAGGAAGTATTGCCATCCATTTGCCTCGTATGAAAAAGGCGCAAAGAAGGAGAAGATCTTTGCGCCCATTTTAATGATCAATAAAGGACGCTTGAATTTCTGAAAAATAATGTGAAAGCCATTATAGATCCGTTTGCCGGACTTGCAGGGATCGGAGTAGTGACCGAGCTACTTGTAGGAGCAAGGGTCTGAACCACGATGGTGGATCCGATATTGGTTCCAGTATTATAGAGCTCAGTCTGTACATTTTGAGCAATCTCAACACTGTTAATTCCACTTACTCCAATAGCTTTAACAGTTCCCCCACCGCTGCCACCTGCGCCTGTTGCAACAAAGACCATCCCAACCGCTGGGGTTAAACCCGAAGGAAGACCTACCGCCCCCCAGTTTGTGGTTCCTAAAGTTTGAATCTGATAAAGAGTATTTGTAACAAAAGAGCCATCAGTGACAGCGCCTCCGGATACTCCAGATTCCATTCTGAAATCACCATTTACGAAATAATTGAAATCATCAGTCAACTGAATCTGATAAATGCCGGTTGTTAGTTTTGTGACAGATGATATTCCACGTCCTGTATAGGACGAGACAGCACCGCTTGCACCAAAGGTGACTGTGCCATCAATCATTGTAAGCATTTTTTGGTATGACCAAAGAAACTGGGGCATTCTTGCATTTGCCATGGAAATAGACCTTCATTCGCTGCCAACGATTCACCATATAGCCTGCAGCTGTTTATTCTATATGGGGTCCGCGTTTAATTCTTTCATGCATGTCTATTTGTTTTTTAGGCAAGAAGGACGAGGAAGCAGTCACATCTCTAAACTGCTCCCCCATCCTCAAGGTTTGATGACTAAGGAGTAATACAACTTCTATTGTGATAATGCCACGTTTGCATTATAGCAGGGGGCATTACATGTGAGATTTCCGTAAAGTCCGATTCTTATTTCTAACATTCTGTTACTTTAATGACCTATCTTTCAATAGGCGGGAAGAACTCTTCGGATCTTCCTCACTAGTTTTATATATAGCTAGTGTTCAGACTATCGCATCCCATCTCTGGGCTTTCACATTTAGTCGTTCACGGTCTTGTTAAGTTCCGCCTTATCACCCTGATTCTTTTTTTCTCAGGGCTTCTAAGTCAATTAGTGAAAGTTTATAGACGCCATAGATTGTTTAGCGTCTGCAGTCATGGATCTTAGCTCACATTTCATATTGTTATAGTGTGAGATGAGACTGTATATCCAACGGTACTCGTTGCCCTTGTCAGTCGTTCGAGCGTAGTTCAAATGTTTTACGCTTCGGTCTTGTCTGCTTCCAGATTTTAACCGATATTCGGGATTATGCATTTAGTGATTCCTCACCAAACGGGCACTATGTCTACCAACTCGCAAAGCCTCAAGCCCTTCCATTCCGTACGTAAGTACGTGTGGGACCTTACCAAGCGATCTTAACTTCCAAGTATCTAACTGAAGTAGAAACGCTGTCTTGGCTGGGCAATTTCGGTCCGGAATCACTGTAATAGGTCCATCAACATTGTTACTCATCTTTCGACGGGAGAAACCGCTTCGGATTTCTCTCACTGGTTTCATTTAGTTATATCCAATGTTCAGACTGTCGCATCTCATTTAGAGTTCTCTCACTCAGTCGTTCACGGTGACTCATCGTCTTCCGCCTTGTCATCCTCTTCAGGACTTCCAAGTCAATCAGAGAGAATTTATCCTCCGCTAGGAATTTAACGGAGCATTAATGGTGATCCCTTGAAAAGCAATATCAGCCATGTCCATTTTGTTACTCTCTTTTCAGAGGGAAGAACCTCTTCGGATTCTTCTCTGCATCTTTATTTATTCATGCAGTTCAGACTATCGCATCCTGTTTACAGGTTCTCTCGTTTAGTCGTTCACGGCAACTTTCGTTTTCCGCCTTGTTACCCTGTCGGGCCTCCAAGTCAATTAGAGAGAATTTTACAAGCACTAACATAACGATCGATGCTTGACGCTCACATATTGAACCTTACTCCCAAGTGATTTTTCGAGAGATGCATATGAAGTGAAATTCATAAATGCATAATCAGGTTGTCCACCTTCACGCGCACATAAAGATGCCCCATCGATTAATGCTTCTTCAATTGACTCTGTTGAACCGTTAAAGATCTGTCCATAAAGTCTAGAATCAACTGATCGATCGACTCCCCAGAAATTTTCTCCTGGAGATGGAGCAACGGATGGTAACCATGCACCAAGCCCTGAGATCTTAACCGCATTAGCAGTAGCAAGACCACTGGATACGAAATTAATATCCCCTTGGACTGCTAAGTATGGGAAGCTCGTGCTCCAGTTACTTGGAGTGCCAGCAGAACCACCTTGTGTGGTACTAACACTTAGAACCCCAGTGCCTCTGTTGATAGCCACCACATAACCTACAGCAGCTCCTGTAGATTGTGTGGGTGTCGAACCACTAACAGAATAACTGACTAATGGCATTCCAACTTCAAAGTTAACTATCTGAGCAGGGCTATCTAAAGTAATTACGCCAGAAGAAATGCTTCCACTTCCTCCGTTTAATCCAAAAGTACCCCTTTCACCACTTGATGCTCCACCGTTATATAAATCTAGTGCAACGTCATTGGTAATAATTCTGAATGCCGTGTCCATCACTAATTTTGCTTCGTTCATGAAAGCCCCGGCATCTCCCGCCGTTGCCTCTAAAAGCTCGTTAGTAATTGTTGCCACAACATAGTTTGAAGTCCTATATACGAAAAAAGAATCCAAATTAGGTGCAGTCTGATTTCCTTGAGCATTTGAGAAATTAGCACTTCTACCGCCCGCAGGTCCCCCAAATACGATAGGGCAAGGAATATATTTTCCGCCCATTCCTTGAGGAGACTCGTTTTTAGGCATAAGGGCAAAAAGTGGATTCTTTTTATAAATAGTATCTTGTAAAAAATCCCCATCCTTTGGATAGAGCTCTTTTAAGCCCGCTAACTGATTTACGACATTTGCGTAAGTTGCTGACATATTATTCCTTTAATGTGTAGCAGAGTCAGGATCGATTCCTTGAGCGCGTAAGATAGCTCTCTGGAGCCTCTCCTTCTCGCTATAACGCCTTGCCGAAGGCGTATGCCTATTTGACAAGGTAGGTGATTGTGTTTGTGTCTTCTGGCTAGTTTGTGTCTTCTCTTTAGCTTCTGATTCCTCAGGAGCTTTTAGTTTTTCTTTAGGAGGATTGAGCTTACTTTGGATCTTTTTTAGCTTCATGAATTCCATGGCTTCTGAAACCAGATAATCTTCAACCTCACGAGTCGCTTGATCAATAGGCATAATGTACCCATCTTCGTTGTAGGTCTTCTCAATGAGTTCCACTACAGCGTCAATGGCAATATCCCCTTGCTTTTGAATCGCCTCAAAATTCTCATCGCCATCTACAAGCAGGCTTACTTCAGTTCTAATTTGCTTCTTAGCCTGCTCATAACTTTCTGCTTGAGATTTTTGGTACTGAAGGCGTGCTTGCTCTTGCTCTTGACGAATCGTCATGAGCTCACGCTTTAAGTCCATAATCTCTTGGCTTTGAGGATCTGCGTTTAAGTATTGATTAGTGAGCTTGTCATAAGAGACTCCAGCTTGATCCAATACTCCTTTAGGATCCAGTTGCATCTGCTCTTTCCAAGCTCGATATCTGGCTAGTTCTTCTCGCTGAGCTTCTAACTCTTTTTTCTCAGCTAAAAAAGAAGCCTTCTGAGCTTCAATCTCTTTTCTTTCTTGCATGGCCCGCTGACGAAGTAGCTTTTCTCTTTTCGCAAGAGCAGCGTACTTTGAGCTAAGCGCTTCGTCTTTGCCATCTGCTGTCACTTCAGCAGGGACTGATTCAGCTTTCGCTGTCTCATTAACCGTGTCTATTTGTTTATCAGACTCTGATTCTGGTGCCTGTCCTTCCTGGACTTGAGCTTCTGACATTAGTTATATCTCCTAATATTAGGGTTTATTTACATGGTTGGTAATAATTCTGATTGTGGAGGAGCCATTGGCATCGCTTGAGGTGGCATCTGCTCACCTCCTCCTTGAGCTTGCATCTGCTGCTCCTGCATCTGAGCTTGTGCAAACTGCTCTGCTTTCATCTTTTCTTCATTGAGTAATCTACTAAAGGTTCTTAGAGCATCCGCTTTTTTCTCTTCAAGACCATTATTGATATAAAGATTGTAATATTGATTAGTGAGCTTAATAGCTAATTCAATATTTAAGAAGCTATCTGGAGGAGTGACTTCTCCGTCTTCGACGATCTTATCTAAGATGGAATAGATTCTTTCTTCAGGAGCGTTCTGCAGTTTATCTATTTGTTCAATGTCAGGGTATCCAAGTAAGCGTCTTCCTTCTTGAGGCTCAATGAGAGAAGCTTGCATCATCTCAACAATCTTCTCAAGCCTACCTCCTGGCTCTTTAGGCAAAGATGACGAGTCATATGCTTGGATCACAAAAGGATCTTCAGCTAGATTAAATTTTGGAAGGTCAATTTGTCTGACTCCATCTTTATCTGGAAATACTGTTTGGTATTTTCCGTCTCTTTCTGCGATATCTTTGGCTTTGTCGATAATCTGATAGGCCAGATCGATATAGATTTGGTGATAAGCTTTTTCAATAGACGCAAAGCGGTCTGTTTGAATGTTGTCATAAGATCGAATCGCTTCTCCTGAGTTAAGGCCCGCAGGCTTTTGGCTAGTAGCTGAGAGCTGAGAGATCCCTTCTTGCTCATACGCAAATTGTATCAAACGCTGGAGCTGTTGATAGATCTCTGGAGCGATACAGGGAGCTACCTGAAAACTTGGAGGAGTGCCCCGGTATTTAATAATTCCTCCCACCTCATTATTAAAATGAGACTGTACTATCGCAGATCCATCTTCCACAAAGATTCTAGGAACTCCAATTAAATTAATACTTCTTGAGATGGTGATTAAAAGTTTATTAATCTCCATCTGGGTTCCAAATTGACGCTCAGGTAATCCTTGTCCCCAAAATCCCATGAGACGAGATGCGTAATGACTAAATACGAATGGGAATGTTTTTTTATTGTAACTTTCTTCAAAGAGAAGTCCAGATGAACACGCAAGCGCATGCATCCCATCATTAGAATTAGGACCTGATCTTAGATGCCAACCTTCCACCACTAAGATCATGTCAGAAATCGTTTTATCGGTCTCTCCCCAGGTATCTACGTAGCCAGGTTCAGCTTTTTCAATTAAGCTTTTATAATTCGGGAACTGACTCATGAGCACTGAACGGTCTACTAACTTCATCTCATAGAGTTGCCTAGGGAATCCGTAGATTGAGTCATTAGGATCCACTAGAAGCTCAGTGGTGAGTCGTCTTTCAAGAGCCACTCTTTTATTCTCATCTTCTAGAATCTTAACTGCGCCACTTCCAAGCACACAGGCGTCTCTAAACATCTCAGGACAGATTTGGTAAGCTTTAGTTTGCCAGAATTCCCCTTGAATAAATGAATTCATCTCTTTCGCAATTTTTCGCTGCTTATAGTCTGAATTGTCGGTCAGGAATAAAGGTCTTGGTTTATCACGGGTGATTCTAGATACAATCGCGTCTACGCATGATGTGATTACAGACATCGTAGGCCTATCGCCCGGGAGTCTATTTCCTGTATTCATCCGTGTGAATTGAGTTCCAGCCCAACCTGCAAGCGGCATATTGCCGTACATATTCGTATAGAGAGAAGCTTGCCTATAGCGGTACCAGTTTTTTTCACGTAAGAAGAGCACATTTGAGAGAAGCTGACCTGCAAGTTCTTTTTTAGTAGGAGCATTCCACCAGTCATAGGCGTTGTATTTAGATTCAGTATTAACTGTCTTTGCCTGGATCTCTTTTTTGCCGGAATCTTTTCTCTCAATCTTAGGCATTTGGCACTCCAGGAGTCGACCAAAGCGCTATCTCATCAAGGGAATACTCTGAATCTAAGTTTGCATCAGTAGCAGGAGTGTCAGATGATTGACGCTTGCTTAATTGGAATGCTGCTGGAGATAAAACAAGGTGTAAGTCATTTAGTTTTAGTTCTAAAAGACCCTGTTTCCTCATTAATTTGATCAAATTCTTTATTTTTTTTGTTTGCTCATCCATCGAAGGATGTATCGTTGTTTACATGCAAAAAAGGATCACAGTATGGGTGATTGGAGTCTCAATAGCAGCGCTCATTGGTTATGACATCTATGCATTTAGTGAAGGAGGCTATCAAGCTACTATTAGCTATACGATCTTCTCAGCTGCGCATATTTATCCTGCTATTCCATTTGCTTTTGGATTCTTATGCGGACATTTAGTTTGGGGGCAAGGATGAAACTTAAAGAGAAACTAGCTCGTGAAGCAGCTCATAGATATTTTGATAAAATTGAGAATTTTACCTCCGAGTTCAAAAGAGAAATTAATGCAATTGATGCGGAAGGATTATTTTTAGAAGGTTTCAATGCTGCATCACAAATTGCATATGATCTTATAGAAGCAGAAAAGAATGTTACCACCACTATTTTAGATGTGATTAAAGCTATTAAGTCTTAATTTTCTTCTTATATTTTTAGTCGGACATTTAGCTCGGAGATAGGGATGAACTTTAAAATAAAAGATGAAGAAGTTTTGTTGCTATTTTTGAAACACAAATATTCAAAATTTTCATTTTTTAAAGATGGTTTTAGCTTCTGGGAAAAAGGAGTTATAACCGAATACCCTACTACACACCCTTATAAAGTAATGTTAGCTAAACTTAAAAAGTTATGCAAAAGAGGCCTTATAAAAGGATGTGGATGCGGATGTAGAGGAGATTGGTATCTTACGGAAAAGGGACTTGAAGTCGCTTCATCCTATTCAAATCTTAAGCCTTAATTTTCTTCTTATGAACAATGCCTCTGACTCTATCCTTTAATCTTTTAGCTCTTACTTCTATTGGATCTTCTAACTCTTCTAATTCTTCTTTCGATTCTAGCTTTTCGTCATTATCTGGAGGCCGAGGGGAAGATTCTTCTTCCTCAATGATATCAAGCTCAAACGGGTCGTCCATGAGAAGCTCTTCTTCTTCTATTTTATCGTTCTCTACAGCCATATGTTTTTCATTTTGCTTTTTGAGAATGATTCCTTTAGCGATATGAGCTCCTGACATCTTAGGCTTAGACTTATCAATCTTAGCCTGTTGGCGCTTTCTCATAATTCCATAAGCAAGTCCCAGTGGCTTAGTCATGCTTCAATATCCTCAAATGGATCATTTTGTGTTTCTTCTTCCTGGCTAGCTCGTAAAGTGAAGTTTGCGTCTAAAGCTTTGATGATATCTAGAATCGATCTTGAATCAATTGCGTTAAGTAAGTCTTCAGCAGCAGCTCTTAAATCAGGGCTTGTTTCACCAGTTGAGATCTCGTTTTTAACTTCAGAGGTGATAGGTGAGTCTACTGTTTTACTAGCAATGAGAGTAGTATTTCTTCTTTTTTGATCAAAGAACGGAAGTGGCATTGAGATCATCCTCTAACGAATTGTATAACTGTTTTCATCCGAATAATACTCATTATATTCCTTATTCACTTCATCTTGCTTTTTGAAATATTCAAGAGCAGCTTCTTCCATTCGTGTCGTTTCAGCTTTTGCCCATGCGTCGGAACCGTATTTAGGTTTCTCTTTAGGTTTCACGTAGGCATATGCAGGAGACTCTTTGAAGGCGTAAATGACAGAATCGATCACATCAGAATGGTATCCAGATTTTACTTTAATCTTATCGGGAGTGGACTTATCAATATCGACTTCTACTAAGTAGGAATCCTCAGCAAATCTGCTTTCTTTTTTAGCAAAGAATACTCCCGTTCTTAATGCGTCATTTAAGAGCGCAACGTTTTCCATCTTGCGCTGTTTATCAGCCGGATGAATAGGTAAGTGATAGCGCCTTCTCATCTCTTCAGCCATCTTTTTACCCAGACCGCCCTCATCCATTACTATCTTAGAGAAGTCGTATTTGAGCTGAAGCTTTTTCACTTGCTCAATTAAATCGGTGAGATCTTGTTTAGGTTTAACGACCTCGTCTATGAGGTAGATGCTTTTAGATTCATTTGACCAAGCAAGGACTGCTAAGGCGTCAGAGTCAATGAACCCGATATCGATTCCAAGGATGTAGACTAGTTTTTTTAGAGGGACTGAGTCGTAATGGTTTTTGATCGGATCATATTTAATCAGTAATGAATCTGAATCAAGTACCCATTTCCCAAACCACTCTCTTTGAACACTAGGGTCATTGATGTTTACTCCTCTGCGTTTTAGCTCCGCTTCAAGGATCTCACTGTGAGAGAGTTGTGATGTTTGCTCAATGAATGGGTTTTGCCAAAAGGTCCACCTGTGCTTTGACCAGTTATCACTTTTCTCAGCGCAGTCGTAGAAGTACCCAGAAGGGACTGGTCCAGGAGTACCTATGAGGCAGAGTGTTCCTGCGTAGTCAATGAGCGCAGGACCAATGACGTCATCAATTAGATCTTTAATATAGCTACGGAATGCTTGGACTTCATCGATGTAGCATAAAGAGATAGCCATTCCTCTAAACTTTTCAATCTCACTTTTATCCTTAGCACCTGATAGATAAATCATGCTTTGGGTTGACGGGAAATAGATAGAAAGCTCAGTTTCATTAGGTTCTCCACCTAAGCCGAAACGCTGGTTAAGTGAGAGGAGGTTATTCCAAATGATTCTTTTTGCATTGAGCCTGGAGAGTGTGATGTAGAGGCAGACTCGGTTGTGAAGTGTGGTTGCTACTGAGAGTAAATGAGCTGCACAAGCGATTGTCTTGCCAGAACGCCTTGAGCATACTGCTACTTTGAAACGTGATGCGTCACTAATGAATTCAAATTGCTCTTTGAAGCAGAATCTTTTTAGATCAAAGCCTGAGGGATTATCAAACTGCTCCTGAAGGGCTCGTTTGATCAAGTGATCGTGCTTCTTTAATTTCCTGATCACGCAGTTCCTTTACTCGGTTTAGAATCCTAATATCTTCATCAGAGAATTCACTATCATCATCATCATGGATCTTACCAAAAGCAGTGTCTAAGATGATCTTTGTAGCCGGACCATCTCCAGTGGACGCTTTATTAATTAATCCATGAATAATCTCTTCAGCGCCAGTGACTTCAGGACCTGAAACTCTAGCGTGTCTTTGTTCATGTGTGAGAGATAAATATCTAAGGAGTAATTTAAGAAAAGATACTTTATCTTTCGCAATCTGTTTTCTTAGATCCGGGGGAAGGGCAGGTCTCCCTCTTGGATTCCCACTTTCCCCCTTTTTGAATGGACGTCCTATCACTTTCATCACTGATCTCAAGCTGTTAGCAGCATTTATTTATCGTTCTTATCTAAATAATAAACTTTTACGTTCGTGTCAGGAATAAAAATCTGCTCATCTCGGTGGGTGATGATGAGTCCTTGATCTGCTTGAGATCTTACCATTTTAAAACCAGGTGTACGAGTATGATTTAAAGTGCTCTCAGTAATTCCGCCAAGGAGGAATGTCGCAGACTGCAAAATCACTTGTTTCATGGGTTGTTCTTTAAGCATCTTTTTTTTCCTCATCCTTGAGTTTTTTTTCTATTTCTGCCATTTGTCTGTGGAGCTCACTGACCTCAGCAAGCAACTTACCGGTGAGCTCTTCTTCATACTTCGTTCTATAAACGCTCTCACCGAGTTTCACGTAAGCTTGAATGCATTTTGTTTTCAGTTCCTGTTGTTCCATTGTTTTTCCTTCCTTAGAAAAATGGGATAAAGGGCCATTTTTTTGGTTTAATCGATTTACCAACTTTAGTCAGATGGGTGACGTATGAGATATTTTCAGGGATTAGTTTTTTAGCGAGTCCAAGTTTTCTCCAAGAGGACTTAGTGAATACCCAGTGAAGAGCGTAACTATCTTCTTTTTTTTCAAGTATTGCGTAAGAGAGAACCGTTTCTGGATCATCGGCTAAGCAAGCAACTTGAATAACAATATTGGGTCTTGAAAGAATCTTTTGAATGACTTCTGAATAGATTTCAAAGTAGAGATCTTTTTTAATTTCACGAAACCAATCGTTTCCAAAATAAAGTCCCTTTAGCCAAGTGGAATAGATTAAGTTTTTGTCTGACGGGTACGCGGATCTAATTTTAATTACGGGTCCTGGCTCGCAAAGAATTTGATCATTTTTTGCTTCAGTTCTCGAATGGTTTGAAACACTTGGCATGTTTTAATGGTGAGCCTTTCTGAAATAAGACGCATGGGGACACCTTCTGAGTGAAGTTCCCAGATCTGAGATTCAATGAGGGTGGGAAACGAATAATCGTTAAAAAATTGAGAAGCTAATCGGTAGTATTGTTCTTTGGATCTAAATCTTTCAGGCGAGTATCTTTTTTGAAAGTAGGAGTGGTGCCAGATTTTTAAAAAATCAGGCCCACCCGGTTTCTTTTTTTGTTCAATCTCTTTAAACCCAAGATCTTTTAATTTATCGTACCAATAGTCTTGGAGTTCGGAGAACGAATCTAATCCCATCCTAGGATCCATGATTTCCTTCCTGGAAATTTGTAGAGATTTTTAGATTTTGATTCGAATACTGTCCGTTTTCAATGAAAAAGTATCATTTATTGATAAATATGCACTTCTCTGACTCCATAAAGCTCACTTCTTTTTTTCTGCGTGAACTCCATGACGCCTTTCATGGCTTTTTCTGCAGCATCATCACGGTCGGCTGCTTCAATAGAAATGATACAATCGTTTTCAAATACGACAACGAACTTTAAGCAAATGGAGATGTCTGACTCTTTTGGCTCACTCTAGTGTCTTATTTTTTTTGTCTCTTTTATGGTAGCGATCTAACCAATCCTGAATGGCAACATCTGAAAGCCTAGCCATGGAGGTGCCTAATTCCTTGGCCGTTTGACTAAGCCTCTCTTTAGTGGATAGCTTCATACGAATGATAACGGTACCTAATTCATCGTTACGTTTGATGTAAGCTTGTGGAATCCTCATCTTGTCCATTTAAACCTTCCTTTCTCAGCCTTTCAAGCACCGCTAGTGCTATTAACGTTCTAGCCTCTTCGAGGTCTTTTAGATCTCCAATGCAAATATATTCGTAAATAAGCTTTCTAATTTTAGAGATCTCTTCTTCAATATCTGAGATCAGATCAGCGTAGCTTTTCTTTTGTTCATTCACTCTGAACCTCGTTTTCCTGCTCGATAAATTCTAAAGCCATTTCTTTTTGAATGGATCTTTCCATTTGGGCCATAAAGATATCAGCTCGTAATGATTCAAGATCATCATCGTTTAAGTATTTTAAAACCACACCATCATAGAGAAGTTTGACTAAGCCGCTGCCACATGTTATTTTCACATTCATCGTTATTGTCCTTTTTTTGGGGGAAGAATCTCGTTGCGGGGATTTTCTTCCCTTTTTAGTTTTATTTACTTTTTTCTATATATTCTTTTATTAATTGATTGAACCCAGAATTACTAAAACATCTTCTCAGTTGAGATAGGCATATTCCTGCAACAACATACCCAGTATAATCGTCATCAATATTTTCTTTTCTCATTTCCTTTATAAATTCAAAAAACCTCTCAGCTATAATACTTCGTTCATCTTTCTTAACTTTTTTAGCTTTCATGATTGTTCTCCAATAATATTCTGAAACATCTTAATAACTATTTTAAAATCCCGAGGAGATAAATTTTCTTTAAAACCATCCAAACATAAACAAGTGATCACATATGATGTATAGATATCATCACTTCCTTCTTTTCTCATTCGTTCAGCAAATTTAAAAAATTCTTTTATAATAAAAGTTTTTAATTCTTCTCCGTCTTTATTAACTTTTTCAGCTTTCATGATTGTTCTCCCGGCACAGGATTTAATTATGATTCCAAATTCCAAATACCATCACATTCAGACTCTACATAGTTTTTAAAATCTTCAAAATTATCAAACTGTGATTTCATTATCGTCAAAGCATAATGGAAAAGCCTATCCCGAATCATTTTGTTACCCATATCAGCACCTTCGAAATTCTTAAGAATTGTATCTTCTAAATTTTTAATCTCATTTCCTGTCATTTTCATAAACTCGTTCTCCTTGACACAAGGTATATACGAACAGCATGCAAGAAGCAATAACTTTTTTTATCTTTAAAAATAACAAGTAAACGCGTTTATAGTGTTGATAATGACAGTTATCGGGAATAAGTAAGTGTTAATAGATTACAATTAAAAGGATTAACTTATTTAAACTATTTATCTTTAAACCATCCGCCAAACATCTGTTCTTGTTTAGGATCCGGATCTTTAGATTTTGATTGATGAATTGTCTTTTTCTTATGCTTTTTAATAATTTTAGTATCTTCTTCCAGAATCTCTTCTTTTTCAGGTGAAACCGGAATGCCTTCTGCGCCCATCTCTTTTAGCTTTTTAATTTCAGAGGCGGCCTCAAGAGGGCTTAGTTTCTTCTTTTTAATAAGATTTGAAGTGACAAACTCTTTTAATGCTTTGTCGTAATCAATTTTCCCCGTGCTCTCAAACGCTTTAGGGATATATTGAATAGTTCTTGGATCAATCTTTCCTTCACCTGGGTAAAGTCTCAGATAGGCAATGACGTTATGGGCAGCGAAGAGTTTTACGCGGTCTTTACTATTATTAGTAAAGACCGCGTACTCCCCAGGAGAGAGCTTTTTAGGATTGATTTTCTTATCTAGGCAAATTTTACCTAGCCCATCATGCTGACATCTTAAATCCACATTTTGGAATAAATGGATGATCTGAGACATTGATTATCCTTTCCCGCCATTCCTTTACGCACATCTATGTTGCATTCGCTTCCGAACGACCCCAGTCCAGCCTTTCCATTCCCGTACAGGCCCCGCCAATCCCCTTCGGTCGGTTACAGCCGTTCCGTTCCAGGACAATCCTTTCCAAGCTGTTCCTTCCCGTCATCTCCAGCCGTTCCTTACTGTCCGCTACTTGCGGATCCCTTCATGTCCCCGCGCTGCATTTCCAGCCGTTCCATTAGTTTTCGGGCGATTCCCCTCCATGACAGCCGTTCCTAGACAGCCGTTCCTAGCGGTTCCGTTCCGCTCCCCTCCCCTAACATCCGTGCGCAGCCCCTACTGCCTTTGCGTTGCTGACGGATCCACTGGGTTGCGTTCCTTGTACCTCCAGCCTTTCCTAACGCGTCCTATCCTGTCCCTGCTATTCGACTCCGTTCATTTACAGCCAGTCCGATCTGTTCCGTCTGTTCCTTTCCACTCGACGCCCCTCCCCTCCTGCCTAGGCGTTTTCCCTGCTGACGCGAAACATTCCATAATTTCCGTTTTTCTCAGGGCGGTACTCACAAAGTCCCACTGCGAACCCTGCGTTTTCAAAAAGGTTTAAAAGCTGCTCAGCCGAAATGACGCCTGAGTTATAGAGCACTTGAAACGTAACTGCCCACTTATCAAATCTGCCGCGATACCTCATGTCAGCTACTTTTGCTAAACCTTTGCCAATTCGAACGGGTCTACTATCCATGACAGGTCCAAATTCCATCTCAGGATCCGATCCAGAAATCGGAATAAGACCACTTCCGTCATCAATCACATGGAAAGCTCCTCTTGCAATCGTCATAGGGACTCCTGTGATAAACCTGCAAGCTGAAACGCACGCGTTTTTTATTCCTGACGCTGGAACTCCATAAATCTTTTTTTTCTCATCAATCACGTATAAAGAGTCCTTAAATTCTTGCTCAGGATCCCTTTGACCACGCCCAGGTTTTCCTCTTCCTTGTTGTTTATCTTCGATCTGACGCCTGGCTTTCTCAGAGAACTTTTGAACTAAAAGAGGGGTTTCTCCAACGATTGTGATTTTTACTCTCTTAAGAGCGATGGGAGGAATTAATATCTTTTGTTCAGAAGAAAACTTTTTTTCTTTTTTAACTTCTTCTTCTTCTTTTTCTTCTTCTTGATCACTCACCTCAACAAGCTCTATTTCATCAAGATTAACTACAGATTCTTGCCTTTGTTTCTTCTTCGCCATGTTCGTACTCCTTTAATAATTGGTTAATGGCATCAATGACAGGAACAAGCTTGATATGATTTTTATAGCGTTCTTTAAAAGATTTCAGTTCGGATAATGCGCTTGGAATCATGAGATCTTCAAAGGAATGAGATTCTTCATTATTTGAAAAATAAGATCCTAAGTTATTTCCAGACTCAATTTTTAGATATTCGTAAGAGGGAATCTCACGAGGTGAGTCCTCGATCAGAACTATTTTAATTAAAGACCTCGCCTGAAAAAGCCGATATTGTTTAGCAGCTTTTTTATCATCCCATTCGAAATAAGAGTGAATCGCACTTTTTTCATCTTTCGCGATTTCTAAAACTTCTTCGGGAGTAGGAACCTTCTTCCCAAAATGCTTATCCAAATAAGTTTTCACCGACTGAAACTCTTTGTCAGATAATAACATAAGCTGGTTGCTCCTTCTGTAGGTCTGGTATACCTATGCGCGCTACTTAAAAGCAATCAGATTTTTTATCTTCAGTCGAACTTCTTTCTCGATTCCCAGTATTGAAGTTCCTTTTGGTATTTGAGCTTCTGAAAATGGTCGTGAATAATTTTAAGTGTGAGAAGGGTGAGAAAGATTAAGATTGCCCCTTTTGTAATCTGACTCATTTGACCTTTGACCTTCTGACTCTTTCTTCGTGGATCATTCTTTTAACGCGTTCCCTGCCGTAATAGGACACAAGAGACTTAAACTCAGGGGTAGAGGCTTTCCCATCCCTATAAAGCTCGTATACGGTCTCCTTGAGCGTTTTAGCGTCCTTCCAGAGCTCCTCATTGCCTGAGAGTTTGATGAACCTAAGTGGGTCATGAGTCATTCATCAATTTTATCATCACTTTTTTTTTCTTGCTCGCGTTTTAAAAACTTAGAATGCTCTTCGCTCACTAGCTGATCTATTCTCTCAAGCCCGTAAATATTAATCAGTGCTTGGAATTCAGGAGTTCCAACTTTATTCTCAAGAACCATCTTATAAGCTGCTTCAGCTAGTGAAGTGGGAGTGAACCATTTTTGCTCAGGATATTGATTGAACTTCATATCTCTCACTTTCAGGACGGAATTCTGGCATTGAACGCGTAGTAAGTAGTCTATTTTTAGTTAAGCGCTTGCGCTTTGTTAATTCACTACAAAAACTAAGATTTTTTTATTTATTATTAAGAATTAAAAAAAAAAGAACAAATAAAAGACAAAATATCGTTTCCTATCGGAAACTCTAAAGCAGAAAAGGCTTATAAGGGAAAGCTTCGAAGAAGCTGCTTACTTCGCGTTCAGAAACCTGAACGGATGGTGAGCCTCTGAGCAAAGGAGAGATAATAGCCCCCCTACCCCCCATTCCAATCTGACTAAAGGGAGGAAGTCTTAATCGATCTCTCAGCAGGAAAGGCTTAGTCTGCCTCGGTCGCTTATGGTCCGGATAACCCTTTAAGCGGTCTCTCTGAGAGAGTGCTACTGAACGGCCTGGAGCCGCCTCGTCGCCAATCTGGATGCCAGAAGATCTTAGACACTCTTCCGGCTATGCTAGCCCTTGCATTATGTGCGAGGGGAGTGTATCTCTACACCAGAGCTGGTCGTTGGACTGTAAAGGTCCTGCTCAGCTCCTTGTGGCAACCAGGTGCCACTAATAGCGTAATTTGTTGTGGGAATCGGGTCCCACTAATAAGCCCCTAAGTTTAAGTTTTAAGAGACGGTTTGGTCGACAGTTCCTAAAACTGAAACTTTTTAAAAATTTATTGATTATTAAGTTGATTGTTTATTCGCGATATGCGACAAAGCGATCAACTTAACAAACAATATAAGGTCAGTTGGATTAAACTCCAGCTGGCCTTTTTTCGTTTAATGCCTCACCAAGTAGCCTTTGTCAACAAACTTTAGCTTTTCTGGAACAGAGCGCAAGCAAACTCAAGCAAACCTAAGCAAAGTGAAGCAAAGTGAAGCAAATCTTAAAAGCATAAGTGACAAAAGTGACAAAAGTCTCCTGCAACTTTTAGTTCCAACTTCTGCAGGAGTACTATTACCTCATATTTCTTGTGGTTGTGGTGGTTATGGGACTGGCAGGCACGCATTTAGCATTGATCTGAGACATCATGCATTGTACTGAGCATACTGTGCTGCGCAGATATCCATAAATGGATCTCTAAGGGGCGCCCAATACACCGGGTTCCCCTTAGAAATCGAATAGATAGAGTGAAGTGATTTTTTCTATTGACTTAGATATAAAATACTAATAACACATTGCATAACTTTCGATAACTGACTCATAAACTGTTGTCTTGGGTTCCGGTAGCTGTACACTACCGGTCACAAGCTCATACTCCCGGATTCCGCTCCATTTCTCGTTGGAACATCACTCTTCCAAAAGTCTTTTGATACCCATAAATCTCTTCCGTTAATTTCTTAACCCTATCTAGAACTTCTCTATTCGTCTGTTCTAGCTCCATAATCCTCGTGTTCAGCTCCTCAACTTCAGTGGTCACATCTTCCGTGGTGAATGGAGTTGGGAGTTGGGTATTAGACGCATGAGGATCGCTTATAGGAGTACTTTGAACGAGCTTAATGGGTAGAGTGCTAAGAGCATTAGGATAGCGCTCTCTCCACTGATGCAGACTTGCTGCGGTGAGTCCCCGACTCTGAGCAAACTCTCTCATCGTCTTCCCAGACTCTTTCCAATCTTTTAGAAGCTGGATTCTCTCTTCGTCTGTGAAACTCTGACGCTGCGTTTTTAAAACGGTCACTTTAGCCATATGGATTCTCCTTTTTAGGCTGTTAATTAACAAAGCATGCTGTTGATATAAACGTTAATAGCTGTTTATAGACGTTAATTAATTAAAAAAAAAGAGCCTGTTACCAATCAAGGTAAAAGGCTCCTATTCATAAGCAAAATCGGAGAACAATCTATGATAATTTCAACTTTCAGTGAAGTGATCTAAACACAATCAAAATGGGATGTCATTAAAATCTTCATTGGAATCAGATACCTCTTCTGGAATCTTTTCTTGATTATTAGCCGCCTGAGAGCTATTAAACTGATCCAAATTATGAAGTTTCACCGTACTAATCAGCTTTTTATGATTATCTGTCAGAGCCCCGTTTTTAAGGGGGAGAATCGAATACTGTGTATCGGTTCCCTCCCCGCTTCTGGTAATTTTAACGAAGACATCTTCAAGGTCATAATCAGACTCGTTCAAAGCCCTTAGTTGTTCGTAAACCCTAAAACTATTTTCAAAGATCTTAGCTTTGAACTGATCGCCTTCTTTAACAATCATATTCAGTCTAAACCGAAATCGTGGTTTGTTTCCCGCGGAACACTGCGTACAATTTTTTCCATTGCACTTCTCGGATCTATTATTAAGCCAATGAACCTTAAACTCAAAAGGGTTCCCTTGAAAAACGCCGCTAATGGATTCCTTATCTTTTAAGAGAATAAAGTCATTCCCACTTAAACTGGTTTCATTCTTTTTCACATTAAACTGCATATTTTGTCCTTCTTTCTTTAAAGCCAGATTCAGAGCCAAAATAGCCTGTTTCATCGCGTAAGTTTCAGTCTTGAATAAGGGATTACACCCTACATTCAAGCGCTCTAACCCCTGCGAATAAGGATCGTCTTTTGGCGTAGCTTCTTTATCTGACTTTCTTTGGTTATCTAGATAAGTTAAGGCAGAGCCGTCAAAGCCCATGAAATCACAACGATTACACCCATGACCCATGCACTTTTGACAACTTCCATATCTTTCCATGAAGTAGGCATGCCACATAGCCTGCCTGCTAGCAAGCCTAAAAGCATGCTAAACATAATTTAGTTGCTCGGTTAATAACCCCATGCTAAATGACGCAAGCTATGAGAGTTGATATTCATATCCCTGATAACACATATCAAACCAGTAAAATGCCTCTACAAATCAAGATTCGAGAAGAGGTGATCCGAGGGATCAAAAAGGTAGCCTATTCACGAGGGCTTTCGGTTTCTAATCTGCTCGAATCCGTTTGTATTTCAATCATCAAAAGGGATTCTGATTATCAAGAGACTCAGGTGCAGGGACAATCTCATCTGTGACTTCCATGTGAGATCCTCTGCCTTTATAGACCCTTAGACGCCCGGGTCCGTAGAACATCCAAAGTTTCCGTTTGATTCTCCACTCGGGCGTCTCAAATCCTTTATATTCCACCCAGACATCCTCAAATAGCTTCAGATCATAGATCTTAAAATCCACGCGGTAGCTGATCCTGGCCTTGGTTAAATAGACAGTTACTTGACGCTCAATGTCTTTAATTTCACCAGCCCTTTCAAGTAACTTTAAAAAAGCATAGCATTCACTCTCAGCCCCACTATCAAACCATTGGCCTGCAAAATGGGTACGTTTAGCTCGAAATTTGTTTCTCATTAGAGAACATGTTAACTAAAATACTTTATATTGAGGAGTGGCCAAGCTGGTAAGGCACCCGGCTGTTAACCGGAAAAGCAGGGGTTCGAATCCCTTCTCCTCAGTTCTATGGAGAAATATCCAAGAGGCCAAAGGGAGCAGACTGTAAATCTGTGGGCATTATGCCTTCAAAGGTTCGAATCCTTTTTTCTCCACTCAAACCTTCCCAATCACATCCATCACTGCGCTTAAAGCTGCTCCAATCGCATTCACAATAAGCTGGCCAGTGGAATTAGCCTTCACTGCATCTGTAGCTGCAAGGGCATGATCTACGGCAATCACAACAGCTAAAATTGAAGTAATTAATGTCATTTTGATCTCCATTCCATTAGAAACTTACCTACTGCGTCCACGTAGGGTTGGTTCTTATAGAGTTCACCCTCTTTATAAGGACCACCTTGATTAAAGCTTGAAATCACATCTTTTTCGTCTGGGTACTTTTTTGAGAGCATCGAAATTTTCTTACAGCCATAAAAGACTCCTAATTGTGGCTGGATCATGAGTAAAAGTGCTCCATTAAAGCCAAGTTCTCTGAGCACGCTTCCCATTACCTGAAACACATTATAGCTAAAAGCCTGCTGAGCTCGTTCAGTAGCTTCAGTGATTCTTAACTGCTCGGCATATTTTGCCGTATTCACAAAATACTTCCACCCTGGCTCAAATCTAGCTCGCGTTGGATCAAACGCACTTTCATGCTCGGCAATAGCTAAGCACAAATTAGGATCTAATCTAAAGCTCTTTGCGCAATCTTTGATTAAGGAAATGATCTTTTCTTCATTCATAAAATCCTTTCCGTAATTCATTTTTTTCTCTCATCAAACATTCTGTTTTGAATCGTTCTTACAGAGTCTAGTAAAATATCTTCTTTTGTCGCCATCGCTTTGATATCAGACCCTTGCGCCCTAATTTCTGCAAGCATATCTTTTTTCACCATCTCAGCATGATCGCTTGCTACTTTATCAGCAAACTTTAGTGCTTCCTCATGTTTAGAGTCCACATAAGGAACAGTGGCTACATTCTTACTGATCCAAAAAGAGCTTGAAACAATCGTCACTAAAATGCCGCTAATAAAAGAGCAAATGGTTAAAAGAAAAGGGATAAATTTAAAGAAAAAATAGAAGCTATCATGAGTTTCTTTTTTCTTCTTAACCATCTCTTCTATTTTAAAGTATTTAAATTTATTTAATCAAGGAAATTACTTCTTCTTTTTCTTTTTTGGAAGCTTCTTTCCTTTAGAAGCCTCATCAAATTCTTTGACTACTTTTTTTGAGATCTTTCCTTCTTTTTCTGCCACATGAAAATAGCGTCTTTGTGCTTCACTTTTGTAAGGGGACATATTTTACTCCTTTTAGATACCATAAAAATTATTAATATTTGAATTCATTGCTTGAAACTGAGAAGTAGTAAGATCTGAGTTATAAACGATCACTTCTGTGATATTCCCAATCATCCCCCCATTTCCTCCTGCAACTCTTCCTAAAACGATTCCAGTAAACCCTAAAGTATTAGTGCCTGACAAAGTATTATTAGCTACGCCGTTCACATAAATACTTGCACTCGTTGAATCATTATATCCTGAAAGAAGATATAAGGTATTCACTGATAAAGCATTAGTAGTCATTATCGTTCCAAGCTCTCCAGCCCATGGGGGAGTACCACTAGCTCCAGCAAATCTTACAGTATAACGAGGAGAAACCCAAGAATCACAAATCGTGTAGTTTGCTGCTGTCGTAGAAGTATATTGACCAACATGAAAAGTAGTAAAAGGAGGCGTAAGAGATCCTTGGGTGAGTGCGGTAATAAAGATTTCTCCTTGAGTGAGAGTAAAAGCGGGCCCGGGAGTTAATAACGCTCCCGCGCTTGCTAATTGAGGTTGAGCAGTAGTAGTAGCTTGAGTAATCGTGTTTCCATGAGAGCTTTGATCAGTCCAAGAGCTAATAAATACATTAGTGCCACTCATCCAGGTACCTAAAGTTCCGCCTGCGCTCACTGGAGAGCTGTTACTAATTTTACCGTTTGAATCAAATGAAAGATTAGTAGAAGTGCCATCACTCGTTCTACGAATCGTCATAATGGAGCTAGAAAAGCTTTTACTGAGCTGTCTTATAGAATAAGCAAATGAAGCAGAAGGGATCATATCAAGTGGATACTGATAATCTTGAGCTGAGAAAGTACCAATACTCATGAAGTTAAATCTCCGATAAGTGACCAAACATTAGAACCTAAATAGATTAATGTTGCCCCACTATATTCAGCTGCGAGCTTTAAGTTTCCTGCTTTACTTTCAATCGTAACTCCGGCGGCAGGAGTAAAACTCACTTGACCTGCTCCGCGTTGTACAAAATCAATCTTAGTTCCAAAACCAAAAGTTACTGATGCATTTGTAGGAACTGTAATCACTTGAGCTGAAGCATTTGCGCAGGCAAGATAGCTTCCGGCATCTGAAAGTTGAAGTGTTCGAGTAGTGGTTGTAACAAATACTAATGAGGATGGATAATTAGAATTGCAAGAATTAAAAAAGGTACCTGTATCCATCACGAGATTACCTTTTACGTACTCAGGAACTAAAACAGTGCTTGATTCGGCAATTAACTTAATAACGTCATATTGATCGGTGGACTGAAGATATCCGGTCGATACAGTCGTACTCAGATTAGCGTTAAGCTTAATACTTACCCCGGTGCCGTAATTTATAGTCCAACCGCCCGTACCTTGTCCGATGACTTCAAAAACATCTCCTTGTGCGAATGTAGCAGGAATTGTAAATACAACTCGTGATGCGCTATTTGAAAAATATTTAAACCATTTGACCATTGTAATACTGGTTGTGGCAGCTGTAATATTTTGAAGAGTAAATTCGGCGGATCCGGTACCGGCATCTGGAATGGTAAAATTTGTCCCGTTTGAAGTTTGAGTGGAAACATTAAAAACCATATAATTGGTAGACGAACCCATAAAGAGGGTGCCAAAAGGATTCGTTGATGATCCTAGATCACAGTTTCCAGTAGTCGAAGCGGTGCATATCGTGGAAAGATTACTATTTCCTATAACGGCAGTGTTATTTCCTAACCCAGTCACCCCTTCACCAATCACGATTTGATTGGATGCATTTGAAGCTGAAACGTCTGAGGAATGGCCAATGACTACGTTATTAGTACCGGTATTTAAAGTAGCTCCGGAAGATGAACCTATCACCACATTTTGTGCGGCAGTAGTTGAATTCCAACCCGCATGATATCCAATCATCACGTTGTTTGCGATGGTTTGACCGGTTCCTCCGCTTCCTGCAAAAACTCCAAATAGGCAGTTTTGACCGGTCCCACTCGTAAGCTGAATACCTGCTCCCCATCCGACTGCTGTATTATTACTTGAGGAAGTTAAAAGCTCTAAAGCCGTGAAACCGATAGCCGTATTTCCATATGACGTAGTCGTTGTGGATAAGGCTGCATATCCCACTCCTACATGGCCATCATTGGCATTTCCTGAAGTAGAATAGCTTTGACCAGCTCCATATCCAATAAAAGTAGCAAATGATGGATTAGTGGGTGCCGAAGGAAGTGAAGCTCCAGCACTCACGCCGTAAAGAGTAGCATTATTAGTACTTGCTGAAGTGAGATGAGTGGATCCCGCTCCAGACCCACAAGCGGTAATCAAGCTCGTCTCAAGTACTCTTGAATTAAGACAAATGAGATTAGTGCCATCGACACAGTAAAATAGATAAGTCGTATAAGCATTAGCTGCCAAATTAACAAAAGGCTGACCTGTTGGAAAAGTAATGGCAGATGAAAATAAAGGATTAAATCCTCCAACTGAATTTTGCCTTAAAATAAGCTGATAGAGAGCTCCGGTAACCATTCCGGAAGTGGGAGTTAATGTATGACTACTTCCTCCGATTACCCATGAAGCGCTAGGGTATAAAAGAGTATTCCAGTTAACAGTGGCTCCATCTGTAAGAGCAAACGCATAGTTTTCATTATAGAAGCTAATGTTTTGATAAAAATAATGACCTCCTGTAATCGCAGGGAAGTTCCCCATGTAGGTAGTGGAATCAACATTAATAGTGAGACCACCCGCCCCACTCGCATTGATACTACTGAAATTAACTGATTTCCCAGCACAAAGAGTTGTCGTAATATTATAGGTTGTGCCTGAAGTGAGACTCACTAAGCCCATTCCATTATTTCCAGTGGACAGTAAAACGCAATTATTATTATTTGCCGTTAAATTTACATGGCCACCGTCGTTTGAGAAAGTATGCCCCCCTCGTGCATAAACGTTAACTGAGTTAAAATTAGTATTTTGAGAAGCGCCTTGGGCTAAATCGATATTATCATTAAGATAAAAATAAGCTGTGTGAGAAGAGCTTCCTACTGTGAAAGTAGTAGATTGTTGAGTAGAGAAGTTTTCAATATAAAAATTAACTAGAAAATTAGTATACCCGGTACTGTCTAAAAATAATGTCATCGTACTATCAATATTAATCCCATTGATGATGACATAGGCCTGACTGGAGCTCCAAGAAGCATTAGGAGCAAGAGTAATTGATGTAATCGTACTTGAAGTCCAAGTAACATCATAGTTTCCTAACCAATTAATGTTCGGATAAATCAGAGCACCGGTGCTACTAATGGTATAAGTCCCAGACATTCCGAAAATACTAATAGGATTGGATGCTGTGGGAGATAAAGTTAAAGCATAAGTGAGCGCATAATTCGGAGTAGCAAATGGAAAATCAATGGTTCCATTTCCAGATGTATCCGAACCTTGCTTTGAGTAATAAATAGTATTTAAAAGAGTCGATGGCGTAATGATGGAAGCTTTTTGATCAAGGAGAGCACCAGTAAAATATAAATTAGGAACAGAATTCGCTAATCCTAAACTTGCCCCACCATTACCTGAAACATAAGCTGCGACATCAACATAGTCATTAATTCCATTCATCGAAACAATCACAGGAAGAGCCGGAATATTAGTGACACTAGTATTGCCAATAGCGGTCAATAAATTGTTCGCAATTGCAATTCCATTTTTCCTAATCTCAAAACTGACATTCGCTGAAGAGCTCGGAGTTACCCATGCGGGCTGAGCGATAAATAAATATTCTCCGGGAGCCAAAGGAGTATATCTGGAAGTAGCGGTGCTGAAATAATTACCAACGTCAAAATCTTTCGTGTCCCAGTTAACTTTAGTAAGTGAATTATTAGGGATTGTTTGCTGAGTGTTCTGATGAACTGCAAACGCAACGCTATTTGATCCTAAAGTTCCAATAGCATCATCAATGCCATGCAGATGACCCTGGACCGCGTCATTGACTGCTGTGTAATTGACAGGAGTATAATTTGCCAAAATCCCATCTGAAAGAGTGGAAAGATTAAAAGTAGCAGATGCTGAAAGAGTGGGAGCGACATAGGAAATCGCATCCACATAGAGAACCGTATTAACACCAGAAGCTTCTAATATAACAATAGGGGTTCCAGCATAAAAATGACCTGTGATCCCGTGATTATTAGTAGCTGCTAGATCTACAGTATTCTGATCGCATCCAATACAAAGATAACTTGCAGCAGTATAATCATCATGAACCGTTAAAGAATTATCATAGATTGAACCAAGATCTCTTACAGAACATGAATTAACAACGACTGTACCAAATTCACTATCACGTATATCATAAACCCAACTTCCAGTGGTCGCTCCTCCAAAATACGCAGTATTAACCAAAATCTCATCTATATAAACTGTCGCGTTTGCATTAGGAAGTGAAGAAGGATCTAAATCAAAAAAGGTTCCTAAACCGAAAGTGATTCCTTGAATGTTGACTAGAGAAAATTCTGAAGCCCAATTAATTCCTAATGTGACTGATCCACTTTCCACGGATACTGAAGTCGATTCCGTTCCTGCCCCGATGATTGAAATCCAAGGCTCAATTACAAAAGAGGTTTCTATATAGGTTCCTGGCATCAAATAAATAGCATAATATTTACTTGAGCTAGCATCCGTAATGGTGGAAAGCGCATGAGTATATGTTTTATAGGGATTAGAAAGTGTACCGGTACCGGTAACGTCTGATCCATTTACATAATCAACAAAAACTCCTTGGGTCTTAACTGAACTGCCGCTGCCATCTGATCCACTCGGATAGCGAATGTATTGTGTCATACTGACTTCCCACCAATGAAGCCATTAAGTGTTCCGCTTCCACTGGAATAAGTATAAATCACACGTATATAAGGAAAGGATAACTGGTTCATATCCAAAAGGATCTGATTAGCGCTTCCCGAAGCAACGGGAGATGGAACGAGCGTTAAAGATATCCAGTTTCCGGTTGAAATCACGTTTCCAAGGTAATCCGTTTGATAATCGACTGATCCTTGGACAAAAAAATTACCTGTTGGAGTTCCTGTGAAATTAAGCTGAATGCAAATGTTATCTAAAAATGAAATTGGGGTCACCGATGAGGTTAAATTCCCATTCATTGAGGCATTTGTGAAAATTTGAGTCTTTGCTAAGACGTTTTTCATGAAGATTCCTTAGCCGAAATCCAAACATTCATGTTTCCTGTGCTTGAGCTTGCGGTATAGGAAAACCTCACCATTGGAGCGCTTGTTGCTGAGATAT